TCGTAAATGACTGGATCACCCATGCTCTAGTGATTAACCCTGCTGTTTATTGCTAGAAAATTCCTGGAACCAACGTTCCCAGTTTATTTGAATCAACTCATCTCTTACAAAATGTTAGCGGAATCGAGAGTGTTTTCAATTTTGATGAAGGATCTTTCACAAACAGTATTCTCAACAAGTTCATTGTGGACCCAAATATTTAATTAGATCCTCTTACAGGAGCTTGCCTTGATAATAATCATGCTCAAGCTAAATTTTTCAATGACATGGCTAAGAAATTACCTTCTTACCAAATTAAGAGACTTATCTCTCACTCAGCAGTCACATGCTTGCAGTGTGCTAAAAGTTTTATGGTTGATAATCAAGCTGTGAAGCACAGTATGACAAATCAAAGTGCTAAGCGATTAAGAAGTAAACAGTTCACAGAGATGAACAACAATTTGATTGATCAATTAATTGGTGACGATGACGACAGTTCCAACGTTGACAAAGTTATCGAAAAATGGGTTTAAAACAAGGAGTTTTTATCCAATAAAATACAAACAGATCCAATTTTTTAACAAGAGTTATTCAACTTAATAGAAAAACTCAACCCGGACCCAGCTTCTCCCCTCAATGCTTAAATCCTCCAGCAACATTTCATTAAGCAAATCCCAAGAAGCATCAAAGACATCAAGTCAACCAATATGTTCAAAGAATCTTTTGTCAAAGATATCAAGGATAAATAAGTCAGCTATGCTGAATAAAGAAAACTTCAACTAGCTAAGGAAAAACCTCAAAGAGTTAATAAGAAGAAAAACGACATCAAGTTACCTCCAGTAGGTGATCTAAAAACACCCAAACCACCAAGAGTCCCTTCTGAATTATCTGAACAAAGCTCCAAATTACATCAATCAAAGCTAATCACATTCAACAGCAATGCGAATGTCACTTAACCTTTTGATCTTTATTTGTGTCAATTCACCGACGATTTCCAGTTGACTAAAAATGGTTGGCATAATTTGAAATCCATTGGTAAAGAAGCTGCTAACAGAATGCTCGGAG